AGCAATAACAACAACGGCCTCTACGTAGTAGCTTTCGTTCCCTTCCTCGTTTTCCTCATCCTCAAACAAGTCTGAAGAGTACAGGAGGTGACGAGGGACAAGACCGTAGTACTTTGTCAAACGAATCTTGTCATCCTGATACATTGTCAAGTCTTGGTCAGGCTCTAAGTCAAAATCTTCAGGGGCGTTACCAAGGTATACTTTCTTGTACGAACCTTGTTCCTGAAGCATCTCAACGCTGTGACGGGGTACAAACTCATCCACAGCCACACCTAGGGACTCCTCTACGGAAGTCGCTACAGGGTCAATGAGGAAGTTCTGAGGCATGACAGGACGTAGCTTAACCACAACACGGTCACGGATATTGACACCAACAGCAGTCAGGTCACCGTCCATGATGGGCTGTGTAGCAGGAGCCATTTCCTTTTCTTCCGCTACTACGATTTCAGCAACACCTGTACCAAACACAGCAGCATTGATTAGACACTCAGCTACTGCTTTGCGGATCTTGGTCTTGCCAAAGTCCTCATGCAGCTGCTCACGCAAGTAAACAATGTCCTGTGCTTCAGGGTCGTTACGGTCATCCTTAATGTCAAACCATTTACCACGACCAAAGGTAGCTTCTTCCAACTCAGCCACGGAAGACTCAACAGCCTGCTGTAATGCAGGAGAGATAATCCGAGAGCGTTCAGAGTCGCGTGTCTTGTCTTCAGCTGTCCAGATACCACGCCATAGCCTATAGTACTCATCAAACTTCTGGCTGTAGTTAGCTTCAAAGTGATCACGCCAATCATCACACTTGTTCATCACCCAGTCTTCAAGAGACTCTTCAATGATCATTGGCTCGTCTTCCATACCTTCGTAATATTCCATATCAATATCCTGATACTGAGTCTAATTCTTCGTAGTCGTCATACTCTTCCCAGTTGCCTGCATATGCTACTTTAGCAAGCTGGTCAATGTACGCCAGTGAGTCAACAAGGTCATCATGTGTTAACGGATCAGGAAACTGAAACAACTCGTCCAGTAACCTAGAGTTCCATTCAGCACGCTTAATAGTAATCAAACCATGCTCAAAGCGCCCTTGTAGCGCCCACATGATCCTGTCTGTTTTCTTTTGGTTACCGTGGGTGAGTTCTTCAACTCTAAAGAAAAAGCCCTGACGTTTCATCATGTCAGTTAGAGGGGACATTACTGCTTGCTTAGCAATTCCTTTTTCAATTCCCACACTAATTGGTTTGTAGTCTCTAACCACTTCAAAAATCTTACGAGCTGTTTCTTCAAGTGTCCAACGCCCGTAGACAATGTTCTCAACAAACCAACCGCCTTCACCGACTTTAACCACAGATATAGCTGTGTTGTCCAGTCTTGAATTTTTTGAACGCTTCTTTGAAACGTCTTGGAAACCTGCAAGGTCAATAGCGACATAGTAGTCACCCTCCATGTTGCTGTCATCTACGACAGTAATCCAATCCTCTTGAAACATCTCCGAGCCTTTCGCTTCAAACGAAGCCATAAACTCTTGACGGAACGCATAACTGGACATTGACTTTTTGGCAACGTCAATCTCCGAGGGGTCAAGTAGCGGGTTGTCGTAAGACGTAAAGTGCCAAGCCCTGTAAGTGTCATCTCCTGATAGCTCTCCATATTTGTATAGTTCATAGAAATGGTTACGCCCCATAGGTGTACCAATGAACAATGCAGAGCCTTTCTGGTCAGCTAAAGCAGGTCTTAAGATCTGTTCCCACACGTCTGGCTTGATGTCAGCATACTCATCCAACACTAAGTATTTAAGAGACACACCACGCATAGTTTCTGGTCTGTCTCCCCCTTTTAATGATATTGTTGCTCCATTAATCAGTTTGATCTGTAGGTTGTTTATGTGCGACCCAGCTATGACGGGATGCCCTAGCTCCAACAAAGTCTGCCACATAATGTCTCTGGCCTGTCCTTGTGTTGGCGCAACGTAAAACACATGCCCTCTGTCAGTCTGTAGGGCATTTACAATAAGAAGCCAAGCAGCCAAGCGTGACTTCCCAGTCCTTCGTCCCGCAGCAACAATCTTGAATCTGGTGTCGTCCTCCCAGAC